CTACAGTCCCGCAACGGCCTCTTCCAACGCGCTGTCGTTCACGGCTGCGTATATGTCCATCGTCACGCTGAAAGTCGAGTGCCGCGCTAGCTTCTGTATCACCTTCGGGTTAAGGTTGAGCATGCAGCAGCGAGCAACGAACGCGTGGCGCAGGTCGTGGAACCTGATCCCAGGGAAGCCGAAGCCGTCCCTGTGCTGAAGCCACCACACGGTGAGCGAGTCGCTCGGCATGCGCTGGAATGACGGGTTCGTAACTATGGGCATCGACCTGTCCCACGGCAGGCCTAGCGCTATCATGTCCCCGCTCTGCCTCTCCATCCACTCGCCTAGGGAGTCCTGTAGCGCTTGCGATATGGGCACGGTGGCGTTTGCCGCCTTGGTCTTGGTGCCGTTAACGTGCAGCTTCCCGCCTTGCCAGTCCTGCCACGTCAGCGAGCAGCACTCCCCGAGCCGCAGGCCAGCCAGGAGGGCGAGAAGCACGCCCATCCTGTACCCGTCTCGGACTGGGCGCATCGTGGACGCAAGGCGCTGGTACTCCGCCTCGTCCAGCACGACCTGCGGACGCGGCTCGACCGACGGGGCGGAAACGCCCTCGAAAGGGTTCTCCGTCGCGTACCCGTTGGGTATGGCGTATTTCTTGTACATCGTCTTCCCGGCAACCAGCAGCATCTTTATGTATTGCGCGCCCGCCGGCTTGCCGGAGGCCGTGTCGCCGCCAATCATCGCAAGGACCGCATCCTGCACGTGAGACGACGTGAGCTTGTCGGTCCGCATGCTGCCCATCAGGCGAGAGAGCATATGCAGCCGTGTGCGGTAGCCCGATATACTCGTCTCCTTCACCTCGCTCGTGCGGGTCCTGTGCTGAAGCCATTCCTCTGCGCACTCCTCGAAGGTCGGGACCTTCCCGCTCTTTGTCATCGTCTGCCCAGACAGCTCGGCGATGAAGTCGGGCAGGGCGCGCTTGGCTTGCGTGTAGGTGCCGTTGAAGGTGCGTGTGCGCTGGCGGTACTTTCCCGTGCGCGGGTCGATCCCAACGCTCACGCGCAGCTGCCATTTACGGCACTTGCCCTTGGGCTTGTCCTTCTCCAGCTGCACTATGGAGCCTGTGCCCTTGGTTTCCATGGTAAGATTCACCTGTGCCTTTCGCTCTCTGGAAGGCTTCCTTCGGGCGCTTGCGATCCGCCAAGATTGCGCAAGCGCCCTTTTTCTTTGTAAAATCGTTCTCGATAGAGCCAGGGGTTGCCGCGCATGCGTTGGTATAAATCCCCTGGCCGGTTATTTCTTCAGTTGTTGCAAATTCTGCAACAACTCATATGTGCAAATTCTGCGCATATTGCCCGACCTATCATTTTGCCAATTCCATAAAACCGCTGTTTAGCCGAACGAAGCCGTTCCTCCTATCGCAGCGGCTATCTTAGGCACCAGCCCCGCCGCCTTGCTAGGGCAGCTGTCAAGATTCCTTTGACAACCGCCATTACACGCCTTGACGCCACGCCGGCATTTACTATTTTCGTGACCTCGCGAAAATAGGATTCAACAGGCATCACGGTAATTGCCTGGGTGTAGGACAGGCTAGAAGAGGGAAGCGAGGGCTCCTGCCGCTTTGACCACGCTTGGTGCTAGGTCGGTTGCCTTGCCTATGATGTCGAGTGCCTCCCTGAGCTTTTCTGCGAACCCTGCGCGGTCTTTCTTCTCGGCAGCTTTGCGCATCCTCGCCATGGCGAACTCCAGCGCGTCCCGCTCTTTCTCTGTCAGGCTGGAACCTTGCACAATGTCTACGGCGGCGTTGAAGGTTGCCGCAACGGATGCCTCGGCGGTGGCTGTTGCGCTCGCTTTTACCTGGGCGGCCTTTGCCTTTGCCATCTCCATGTCGTATTCCAGCTTGTCGCGATGCGCCTGAAGCAGGTGCATGATCATCTCGATTGAGGTTAGGTCTACATCGTTCGGCGATGCCGTGCGCTTGATGCTGGTTCCCGTTGTCTCGAATATCGCGTTCTCGAACATGGTCATGTACCTTGCCACCACCTTCTGCCGGAGCCCCGGCGGATCTTCAGACAGCACCTCGCAGCAGTCGGCTATAAGGCTGTCCAGTTCCTTGTACATGCTCATATGTTAGCTTCCTTTCCTCGGTGGTGGCGCCTTCGCTTCAAAACCTCGCTATTGCATCTTCCTAGCAGAGCTGATCTCTAGAACTCCCAGTCGAACGGGAGCACGTAGAAGACCACGCGGCCGATGATGGTCACGGGGCCGGTGCCTGGCTCGTTTTGTTCCACTTAACAAAATTCGAGCGCGTCGACTTCCTGTATCTAGCCAAATACCAGATAGAGTTTTGTCTGGTTGGTTCCGTCTTGATAGTAGTCACGCATATAGATGGCGCGGCACGGTCTTTCCCTGTTTGCAGCGATCTGCTTGTAAGCCTTGACGCTCCTTGCGTTGATTTCAACGAGCGGATTGCCGTCGGCGAGCACTTTGATATGGGGCTTTGCTGACGAGCCCTTGGGTGTCGGGACTATCTCAAATGACGGAGTAAAGCGGAAGTCTTTTCTGGGCAGCTTGCCGCCAATCCAGTTGCCATCGGTAACGGTAACCCACACCTCAAGCGAATCCTTTGCAAGTTCGATACCCGTTCGGCTACGCCTTACCTGAGCAATCTTGGCCTTGAGCTCGTCCTCCTCGGAGAACGGAACGGGAATCGAGAGCATCTTCTGCCGTTCCCACCACTGCTTCAGGAGCCGAGGTTCCGCAGTCAGGCTGACTAGCTCGGAAACGCCTGGGGAGTACATGCCGGTCTTCTTGACCTTGAGACGGACCGTGAAACCAGCCGCCACCATCTCCTTGAGGAACACGAGCTTCGAGCAGGTAAACCCGAATGCGGTGCCGTTGTAGGAGAGCGGCGTGTCACCAAACTCGGCGCTGTCGGCAGTCGTGCCAGTCGACTTGCTATGGATAACCATGTCGTGGCCTAGCGGCTCAACGTAGAACTCGGTTCCCTTCCGGACGCCCTTGAGAGCCACGCCGATATAGGTAAACACCGTGTTTTCGCAATCGCCATCGATGTTTATAGGACGCGCCGCGGGATGCTTACCATTTTGTTCGGACATTGTTGCGCGAGCGGTTGTGCCCTTGATTGCCACGATCCCCTTTATCAGTGAGTTGAACAGTCCCATGCTAGTACCTCCCGACCTCGGTCCTTGTCTCGCGACGCATATTATCAAGCTCGAGCATCTTAGCTATATACCTACTCCATCTCATGTGCGGCCTGGTACCAGACCACCACGCCTACGTATTCGACCGTGTGGTCTTCCTGGTCGCTTATCACTATGTCCTCGTAGTCGTCTTCCCAGCTGTCGGGGGACAGGACCAGGACGCTTGCCCCGCGGTACAGGCGACGCATCACGTAATCCGCGCCGTCGATGCTCACAACTGCTATCGACCCGTTCGATGGCTGCTTTTTTGGGTCGATAAGAATGTAAGAGCCTTCTGGGTACACTTTGGACATGCATTGGCCCTCTACTTCGAGGAAATAGCTGTCGGGATGCTGTTCCCAGATTTCATAGGGGAGGGAAATCCGCTCATCCAGCACCTGCGGCTCTTGGGCATCGCCGGCATGCACTCTTCCGAGCAGCGGCAGATAAGCCTGCCGCGGTTCAGCCGGGGCGATTGCTTTTTCGCATATGCCCATTGCGCGGTTGTGCTCTTTTGCCGCGAGGCCAGCTACATCTGACAGTATGTCGTCTTCCGTCAGATTGAATTCATCGCAAATACGCTTAATCGCAGACATTCTCGGCATTGCCCCTTTTCGCCATCTGGATACGGCAGAAGGTGCAACATCAGCAATTCGAGCAAGGCCGTCCTGGTTGATGTCGAATTTTACGAGTAGCGCATCTATATTCTCTGGAACGCCCATGGATGCCTCCTAATTTCGTTAAAAGCTATTTTAATATCGTTAAAGTGAATTTGAACGCAAAAGTAATTGCGTTTAACGGAATACCGGTCTATACTGGTCACTATCAAATGGCGGTGACGATGTATGCACGATGGGAGGAACATGACGGATAAGATTTCGGCGGCTCGCCGTGCATCTCGCATGACGGTCGATCGGGCTGCTGACCTGGCTGGTGTCACAGCGCAGACCATTATCGCGAGGGAAAAGGACCCGACGCAATGGCGCTTGTGCGAACTCAAAGGCGTGTACCAAGGCCTTGACGACATCGGCAAGAAGATCTTCAAAGACGGTGTTAACGAAATTTTTTTGCCTTAGCAATTGCGTTAAACGCAATTGCTAAAAGAAGCAAATGGGAAGGAGGGGGAAATGGCTACGAGGCTGTACACCCCGAGCGAGTACGCATCGCTCATGCGGGTTACCCCGCAGTACGTGCGCCGCTGCTGCGCGGACGGCACCGTGAAGGCGTTCCGTATGAGCATCGGGCAAGGCAAGCGCCGTACATGGCGCATTCCCTTCGACGAGGAGTCGATAGGGAACATGGCGGCGCAGAACGCCGCCGCATGCGCATCGGCGGCAGCCGGTGCGGAAGTCTAACAGGAAGGAAAGGAAAGAACATGGCAGAAGACAAGTATAAGGCGGTCAATCGCGCGGATAAGCGCCTGCGTAAGATCATGAGCCGCCACGGCATCGGCGATGCGACGAATGAGATCTGCGAGGCGATGAAGGAGCTTGGCAGCCTTGAAGGAGTGAAGTTGTCCGATGTGGCAGCGAGCGTCAACCTGCCCAGCGGCGACGTCGGGCTGGTGGTGTTCTCGGTGGTCGAGAATGACGAGCTTCACGACCTGCTCAATCAGGATCGGCCAGACTCCGATTCCGATGCCGATGACGGCGAGGAACGGGCCATCGAGCCGGAGAGCTGCGACCGCTTGGGGGCTGCTTATTGGACGAAGCGCGCCGAGGAGATCGACCGCTTCCGCGACAAGGTAAGCGCCTACTACGGGTTCAAGGCCGAGCTGATCATGCCGGTGTCCATCTCCGACACCTCGGACCCGCTACGGGAATCGACCTTCACCGTGCTCGGCGTCGAGTACGAGGTGTCGGACGCGGTCCTGACCTGTGTGGGCGAGCAGCGGTGATGCGCCCCAGTACCGCTGCCTGGATCGTGTCGATGGTCGCGCTGTGCTTCGCGAGCGCGACCGTGTTCGACATCCTCCTCTTCCGCAATTACGCCGCAGTGCCCTTCCACGCTTCGAGCGCATTGGTGATTGCCGGGGTGGCGGTCATCGTCTGGGCGCTTGGCAGGCGCAACCGATCCTAAACAAGCCAGATGCGGCCGTGGGGGACGGCAGGGGCGACTTTCTTGCTTACATGACATTCTCCTAATCGAGCAGATTCCTTTCGGTTGCGCACGGGTTCTCCTTAGCTTCTGCCGTCCCCCGCAGCTGCATCTGGCACATAAGCCCCCTTACAGGGGCTGCCCCAAAGTTGGGCGCATGGAATACACGCACACACCCACGGAAATTAGTAGTCAGACGTTTTCTTTCGTTGTGCGAGCAGGGAATCGATAAGGCCGTGCGTCCAGCTTTGGAGCAATCAACCTCAACCGTTCAACAGGAGCAAAAATGAGCCAACGCATACTGGAGCGCATCTCGCGCTTCTTCACCTTCGGCGATTCGCCCGCCTTCGCGGACTGGGACGATTTCGCCAGTGCCGCGCTGAAAGCACTTGCCGCGCTCACCTTGGCGTGGGCGGTCCTCCTGCTCTTCTTCGTCTAGGGGCAGGGGCGATGGCAAGCGTATACCGCACGCAGAACAGCATCGAGGTACGCGCCTACGCAGGGCGCGACGAGGTCACGGGAAGCGTCCGCAACCTTTACCGCTCGCTTCCACCCGATGCCCGCCAATGCGAGATCGAGGAGGCGAAGCAGCAGCTTCAGGCTGCGGCAGACCGCTTCAAGGGCACAGGCGAGCCTTTCACGCTGCAGGGCATGATCGAGTACTACCTCTCGACCTTGGAGGGGCAGCGCTCGCCAACCTACATCGACGGCCTGCGCAGCAATGCCCGATGCCACCTTTACCCCTCGCTCGGCAAGCGGCGGATCGACTCCTTGCGGCCTTACGAGATCCTCAACGTGTACTCGGCCATGAGGGCACCGAAGGAGCAGGGCGGCAAGGGACTGAGCCCCAACACGGTAGTCAAGCTCAACGCTTGGCTGTCGCACGCGTTCGACGAGCTTGCCGCAATGGGCATCATGCGCAGCAACCCACTTGCGGGAGTCTCCGCACCGCGCCCCGCCGACTACGAGGCGCAGCCGCTTAGCGAGCGCGACCTTTCCGCCTTCTCTTCCTGGCTGCGGCAGCGCAGCGGGGACGGGCCTTCGAGCGAGCTTGATTACGCATTGTGGGTGTGCCTCAACACCGGGCTTCGCGCTGGCGAGCTGGCTGGCCTGCGGCTCTCCGACGTTGGCACCGCGAGCAGCGAGGTGGGGGTGAGCCACTCCCTGGCGCGTGCGTCCGGCAAGGGGCTTTTCTACAAGGTCCCGAAGAGCAAGACGAGCCGCCGCAAGGTGACCGTGGGCGCATCGACGATGCAGGTGATCAAGCGCTGCATCGGGCGCTCGAAAAGGCTCTCGCGCGCCGCCGACCCGCCGCTGTTCTGCGATGAGGGCGGAGCGCCGCACGACCCGCGCGATTTCAGCAGGCATTTCCGCGAGGTCGCCGACTCGCTGCAGATCGGGAAGTACGCCCATCTGCACACATTGCGCCACACCCATGCAACCTATCTGCTCCTGAGCGGAACGCCGATCCGCGTTGTGCAGGAGAGGTTGGGGCATGCGGACGTGCGCACCACTTTGAAGATATACGGGCATGTGCTCCCTGGCTACGATGCCGAGGCCGCCGCCCGATTCGATTCGATCCTAGACGGACTCAGTTAGGAAGGGGTTCTGAAATGGCAAGCAACTACAAGCGGGGGTTCTTCGTACAGGAGGACTTCTGGCTCGCGGTTCGCGGCTGCTCCCGCAAGGTGCAGGGCGAGGTGATGGGGGCGCTGGCGCTTCTCTTCTTCGAGGGCGAGGACTCGGCGGAATGTCTCAAAGGCACGAGCCAGAGCCTTTACTACGCGATGCGCGAGCGCGTGCTCATCGCCCGCACCAAATCCAACGCTCGCGGGGGTGATCAAAAGGGTGATCAAAAGGGTGATCAAAAGGGTAATCAAAAGGTAGATCAAAACCCGATTCTGCTAGCAAAGAGTGAGAGTGAGAGTGAGATATCTACCTACAACACTCCCATCAGCACACCTCAACCAACCAAGGAATCGCCAACGCCCCGTGCGCTGTTCATCGGCGAAGCGCTGAAGGTCTTCACGGAGGTCACTGGCCGTGCTTGCCTGATCCCGTCTGCCGAGGTGTCGTTCGACCTGACGAAAATCTTCGATGCCGGATACTCGATCGACGATGTGCGCATGGTCTGCGAGCAGCAGCAAGCCGAATGGGGCGCAGACCCAAAGCGCCAGAAATGGATCCGCCCGCATACGCTCTTCGGCGAGAAGTTCGAGGGGTACCTTGCCGCCGCGAAGGCAGGCACGGCGAAGGAGGAGCGCGATGCAGCCGCAAAGTTCGCCGACGCCATCTAGCGCCTACCTTGCAGCAAAGGAGAAGCTTGCGGCGATGAGCCAGGAAGAGCTGGCAAGGCACAAGCTCGAGCTGGCAAGGCAACGCGCTGCCCGTGAGCGGGCGGCAATCCTCGCGATGCGAGAGCGCACCGTACGTGGCCGCATCGAGGCTTCGGGGATCCCTGCCGACTACCGCGATGGAGCGGTGCGTGTGCCGGAGGTGCGCAGGTGGGTCGACTCGGTGCTTGCCGGCGGCTCTTCGCAGCTTGTGATCCGCGGCACAAACGGCACGGGCAAGACCACCGAGGCTTGCGCCGCCCTCATGGAGCTTGCGCAGGCGATGACCGTGCGCTTCGCGATGCTCGACTCGATCAAGCGAGCGGTCGACGGATCCTGGATCAACCGCAGCGCTTCGCCAGACGAGGTGCTGGCTGGCTTCATGCAGTGCGGCTGTCTGTTGATCGACGACCTTGGGCAATCGCCCATGGACGAGAAGTCAACCGCGATGCTGCTGCAGATCATGTCCGAGCGCATCGGCAACGGCAAGCCGACCATCTACACAACCAACTACGAGGGAATCGACCTCTGGAAGCGGCTCGCAGAGGGCGGCCAAAGCCACGCCAACGCGATCCTCGATCGGCTGAAAATGTGCGTCCCCGTCGTGATGAGCGGCGAGTCTCTGCGCAAACGCGTACGACTCTGACGGAAGGAGAAGCAAATGGCGGAAACGAGGAACCTCGGCGGGTTGGCCGATGCCATCTTCGCCGAGATCGACAGGCTGCAGGACCCGGAGCTTACCGGAGATCGGCTGAAGGAGGAGATCACCCGCGCCCAATCGATCAGCGGTTTGGCGCGGCAGGCAAGCCAGATCGCATCGCTGCAGATTAGCGTTTCGAAGATGGTCTGCGAGGCGCAGGCCTTCGGCGAGAAGGTGCCGATCCACAGGGCGCTCCATGGATAAGCGCAAGAGATTCCGCTGGCAAGAGGAGCACGTCGCGTATTTCTGCGAGATAGTGCCAGGGCACAGCCAGGACGAGGTCTCTGACATGTTCGAGGATCGCTTCGGCGTTCGGCTCTCCGTCTCGCAGGTCAAGAACGCGAAGATGCGCTACCACGTGCGCAGCGGGACAAACGGTGGCCAGTTCAAGCCAGGCCAGAAGGCTTGGAACAAGGGCGTTCCGGCAAGCGAGTGGATGAGCCCCGAGGCCATGGAGCGGTGCAAGGCTTCGCGGTTCCAGCACGGAAACGTCCCGCTCAACGCGAAGGCCTTCAAGGTCGGCGATGAGCGCATCAACGCTGACGGCTACACGGAGGTGAAGATAGCGGAGTTGACGAGCAAGGAGGTCAAGAAGGTTTGGAAGCCGAAGCACCTCATCGTCTGGGAGAGCGAGCATGGCTGCAAGGTGCCGGACGGGCATGCCGTTGTCTTCGCCGACCAGGACAGGTCGAACTTCGACCCGGCGAACCTGGTAGCGATCAAAAGGAGCGACCTCGTGCAGATCAACCGCATGGGGCTTGCCTACCACGATCCGGAGAGCCTACGCGTCTGCCTTGCGATCATCGAGCTTAACCGGGTTACCCGCAACCGCCAGCTGGCACCGAGGGCATGCAGGCAATGCGGCGTTGAGTTCACGCCAGCATTCAAAGGCCAGCGACGATGCCGGAACTGCATCGACTTGGAGCCGAGCTTCAAGCGATCGCAGGCAAGCAGCGACGGAAGCACCAACGGGAAGGAGCAGCCGAATGGCTAAGCGGAAGGACGCGGAGGACTGGCTGGAGTGGGCGCAGGCGAAGTACGACGCGGCGCAGGAGAGGTTCGCGTGGAGCGATCGCAGCGACAGCCCGACCATGGATAGCTACAGCACGCTGATCTCGCTGATCGAGAGCGGAATGGCATCGAGGGCGAAGGACGTAGCCGGAACCGACAGGGGCCTTGCGGCGCAGGAGTCGCTGCTGCGGCTGGCGGAGCAGATGGAGACGCTTGGCCGCAGCGGCATGGCGTTCAGCCCAAGGGCGATGCTCGATGCTGCTCAGACGATCAAGTCGGTGCTACGCCGATGAGCACGGGAATCGCGGCAAAGGCATTTGCCAGCCTGCTTCGCGATCAGCCGGTGACGGACATGCACAGGGAGGATTGCCGTGGATGCGGCGAGTGCTGCGGCAGGTTCCTGCCGCTCACGCCAGCCGACAAGGTGCGCCTTATGGCCTACGTACGCAACCACGGCATCAAGCCGCACCCGGAGCCTAGGGGCATCGTCGACCTTACGTGCCCGTACCTGAGCAGGAAGCGCGAGTGCATGGTCTACGAGGCAAGGCCGGAGATATGCAGGGGCTACAGCTGCAGCAAGCATGCCTCAGGCGAGCTTCTGGTTGATGTTCAGCTGCTGAAGAGCCTCTCTACGGCTGTTGACGTTGACATGCGATTGTTCGCGGAAGCGATATAGAAAGGACAGACATGGAAATCAGGGTAATAGCGGACAGGTGGATGATGCCAGAGCGGCAGCACCAAGACGACGCGGGAGCCGACCTGAAGGCGGACGCTACCTGGCGGATCGAGCCGGGGCGCACGCGGATGGTGGGGACGGGCACACGCTGGGAGATCCCCAGCGGCCACGTGGGGCTGGTGTTCGCCCGCAGCAGCCTAGCTGTCAAGAAAGGGCTGGTCCTCGCGAACGGCGTTGGCGTGATCGACCCAGGGTACCAGGGCGAGGTCATGGTGCCGCTGCTCAACCCGACGGGAACCTTCGTCACCATCGACGAAGGCGAGCGCATCGCCCAGATGGTGATAGTGCCGATTGCAACCCCCGAGCTGGTGAGGGTGGGCGGATTCGACGAGACGACGGAGCGCGGAGTGTGCGGATTCGGCTCCACCGGCAAGTGGGGCGAGCTTTACGAAACGATGAAAGCGGAGGGGTAGGCGATGGAGCTGAAGACGGCAATCGACAACGTCAAGCAGGCGAAGGTTCTCTTGAGCGATGCGAACAACATCATGAGCGCCAACGTGTCACAGCTCAAGAACATCGAGAGCGAAAACGCCAAGCTGAGGCATGAGTTATTCGACAAACACATGGAGCTGCCGCTTGATGCGGACGGCGTGCCGATTCGCTTGGGAGACTGGGTGTGGTACGTCGGAACCGATCACGAAATCACGAATGACGATCCGCAGCAGGTGGTGGGTCTTGTGACCGTGTTCGCCGCGGACGGAATTTACGTGATGACGCGAGATTACGCAGACAAGGCAATCCGCCCAAAGCTGTTAACGCACAAGGGCCCCGAGCCGCCTGACAGCTGGGACAAGCTGCTCGGAGACCTGGACAGGGCGAGAAACGAAGGACACGGCGACGGGGAATGCCTTTACGCGGACTGCGCTAGCGGCAACTGCGGCGATTGCAGGTTCGATTCCAGGCAGCTAGAACCACAGGACTGCTGCATAGACCATATCTTCGGGGACATCGCACGCCGCATCCGCGCATTGAGGGAGGTGCGTTGATGGGAGCGGAAGAGGTACAGCCGCACGCGGTCGACGTCGAGATTGTTACCAAGGCTGTCGCGGCTTCCTTCGAATGCCCCTTTTGCGGCTGCGAGCATCGCGTAAACATTGACTGGTTCGTATGGGATGAGCTGTGGGATGGCCTAGAGAGATACAACGGGTTATCAAAAGGCAACGTTTTAACACCTTTTGATAACCCGTTTGATCGCTTCTTGCGGACGTTTGTTAGACTACAACAATAAGGAAGGTGAGAGACATGGAGCAGCCGAATAAAAAAGAGAAGAGCCAAGATTATGCCAAGCAATATCAAGAGCATTTTGGTAAGTTCGTACCGAATAATGGCGTAAACAACTCTCGCGTCTCGACTTTTGAAATTTTCACAATGTTCAAGCCGAGCAAACAAGAGTACTCGACTGGAGTTTCGTCAGGGTCGGTGATTCGCTGATGCCATCGTGGGGTGAAATCGTTGCTAGACAAAGTGATGGAGCCTTGAACCTTGATGCATTACGCGAAGATGCAGTTCTGAAACTTTCGACCTATCGAAAAAGAAACGTCATCTGCTACTATTCCGGTTGGCTTCAAGGCGCAATAGATCAGGATATTATGATTTGCGACAATGACATGAATGGTCTGATGAACGCTATTCGTGGTATGGACCGCTCAACAGGGCTGGACCTTGTGTTGCATACTCCTGGTGGCGATGTTGCAGCAACCGAAGCAATAGTGAGCTATATCAAAGACTGCTTCGGGGATGATGTTTGCGCAATCGTGCCACAGCTTGCAATGTCTGCAGGAACAATGATCGCATGCTCATGTAAGAGCGTGCTCATGGGCAAACAATCATCCCTTGGCCCAACGGATCCTCAACTTAATGGTGTCGCTGCTGGTGGTGTCGTGGAAGAGTTCGAGTTGGCAGTTAGGGAAGCTGAAGAGAATCCTGCATCGGCTCAGCTATGGGCTCAGATAATCGGTAAATATCATCCTACGTTCCTCGGCGACTGCAAGAAGGCGTTGGATATGTCAAAATCGGTTGTCGGGAAATGGCTGCGCAGCAATATGTTCAAGGATAGAGAATCCGATGCCGGTCCTGTTATCGACTTACTCTGCAGCCACGAGCATTCCGCAATGCACAACCGCCATTTTGCTCATGCTAAGCTTTCGGATCTTGGCATGAATATACAGATGATAGAGGACGACCATGAGCTTCAGGATTTGGTGTTGACGGTGCACCATGCGTTCATGATCACTTTTCAATCTGCCCACTGTTCAAAAATCATTCAAGGGTCAAGCCCGAAGAACTCGTGTTGGATAATCAACAACTCACAAATAGCGCAGTAGCAAGTTTATCGATTTTGCCCCGCTTCGGCGGGGCTTTTTCTTTGTGTTTTCTCCGATTGGCGCGGGAAGACCCAGATGATCAAGCGGTAGAACGGCGGCGAAACGGAGCCGCCGCCAAGTCGGTTGCGGTTCTCCCAACGCCAACAGCAGGTCAGAGCGCTACTTTCAGCTGACGACCGATGATTCATTCGCCATGCAAAAGTAATGCAAGGCAAGAAGGGAGGAAGCGATGGGAAGAGCAAGCCAGATTCACAGGCTGAACACACGGGAAATGACACGGTAGTTTCGTTTCCCTATAATGAGATCTGTTCGTCCCACGGACTCCTTCCTACTTTGAGAAACCCTCGATCATCGGTCGGGGGTTTTCTCGTATCAGCGGCAAAGAAAAGCGAGGGTGTATGCAAGAGGAATCGCGAAGCGAGTACGACCGATTGAGGATAAGCAGGGCAAAGGATTACCTTCGCTCGGTGAGGTCGGCAAGGCAGCGCTTGGACCAGATGCAGATACGCCGCGCAGACCAGCTATTCGCGATGCAAGTGAAGGGGATGCAGTACACGGGATTGCCGGCGAGTCCGAATTCGTATGGCGATGCTGTACCGGACGGTGTTGCCAAGCTTGACGTGATCGATGCTGCGATAAGCGATGCATCGGCGCAATGGGAAGCTTCTATTGCCGAATGCCTGGCCGCACTCTGCTCCATGCCAACGCCGGAGTACTCGATGCTCATTGAGCACCGCTACATCAACGGCAGCATGTGGCGCGATGTGGCGGCGGCGCTTGACCGCTCGGTGTCTTGGTGCACCCATTCAGAAGGTGAAGCATTGATCGAGCTTTACGAATTCCTGCCGCATTCCCGCCGATTGCCGCGGCATCCTGCCGTCTAATTGCAAACATTTGCCTACTTTTGCAAACAATTGCAAACATTTGCAAACTTTTGCAAACAAATGCAAACGGCAAAGGTGCTATGTTGTAGCCGTCAAAAATGTCCACAAGGGAGCTGCACACCGCTGAAAGAGCGGTGGCGGCTCTCTTCTTTTATGGCTGGAATCGAGGGCAAGAGTTGACGATCGATTACCTGGCTAAGGCCGCTTCACGTTATGACACTGTAGTAGCACACGCAATGCTCCATGCGGTGGCTTGCTACCGATCCTATGGAGGTAGATGCGAATGGCGTACTGCCTAGCATGCGGCAAGCTTGCCGATACGCACGGTGGCTTCTGCAGCCAATGCGCCGTTGACATGCAGGCGACGAGACCGAAGCCGAAGCGCGTCAAGGTCAACCGCTACGCCAACGGCAGCGAGCGAAGGAAGATCAGGCGCTGGCTCAAAGACCAAGGCAGGCCATGCCATCTTTGCGGCGGCGCAATCGACTACTCACTTCCCGCTGGCCACCCCATGAGCTTCGAGGTTGACGAGATCGTGCCGGTGTCGAAGGGCGGCTCGCCCATCGATCCTTCCAACGTCGCGCCGGCACACAGGATCTGCAACGAGAGAAGGGGCAACAAGGACCTTGAATCGCTCAACGCACCGCCCAAACCACGGGCAAAAGACGTTGGATGCAAAACAAGTTTTAGCTGGTGACATGGGGGTATACCCCTCCCGCCGTGGCGTAGGCTACCCCCTGCCGCATTGCGCCTTTTTTTCCCACGGTGTTCAAGCTTACCCAGCTAACAGGGAAAAGGAGCTGAATGAAATGGGAAAGGTGTACAAGCTCACCGCTTCCGAGCGCAAGGCGATCGTGACCATGTTTCCCCAGCTTGGAGTAACGGAGACGGCGCGGCGCATGGGCTGCTCGAAGTCAACGGTGCAGAGGGTTTGGGCGGCAGACGCGCCGCCCGATGGCGTTGTTCAGGAATCATGCCCAGTGACCCCTAAGGGCGAAGCGCCGAAGAGCACCGCAGAAAGGCTGATCGAGCTTCGCGGGATCCTTCGCGCGGCGCTCAACGATGCGCCCACGCAGGCGATTGCGGGATTGTCACGCGAGTACCGCGCAACTATCGATGAGTTGGAGCGGTTGGAAGGTGGAGGTGATGGGGATCCAGTCGATCAAGCCCTTGACTCCATCGCCGCCAGGATCGCCGCGAAGATGCCAGCCACGTAAGCACGTGTCTTCGAGCCGTGGGCACACCGACCTGCTTGACGAGGTCGTGGACTTCGCGGCGATCATCGGCTACGGCGTTGGCGAATGGCAGCGCACGCCGCTTGCCGACTGGTCGCGCATCGACGCGAACGGAAAGTGGATCCACCGAAGGTGCGGGATGTCGGTTCCGCGCCAGGCGGGAAAATCGCATGACGCGATCATCTGGGCGGCGTTTCTGGTGTTCGAGCTTGGGTACTCCGTGCTTTGGACGGACCACAACTACTCGACAACGTGCGAGATGCTTGCACGCTTCCGCAAGATATTCGGCAAGCGCGCTGGGGATCCTGACGCGCCCCGTTACCTGAACAGGCATGTTTCCGATGCGAAGAGCAAGACCGCGCAGGAATGCTTCGAGTTCGCCAATGGCGGCGTTCTCTGCTTCTCAACGCGAACCGACTCGGCATCGTTGGGCTACAGCTTCGATATGATCATCTACGACGAGGCGCAGCTGCTGACCAAATCGCAGACGCAGACATTAAACCCAACCACCACCCACTCTCCGCACAAGAACTCGCAGTTGGTCTATGTGGGAACCCCCACACGTGCAGGATGCACGGCAGACCGATTCAAGGAGCTTCGCGAGGAAGCCTGGGGAACGCCAGGCGACGACCTTTGCTGGCTGGAGTACGGCGTTGACGAGGTGGGCGACCCGATGGACGAGTCGCGATGGCCGACCGCCAACCCCTCGCTTGCTGAAGGATTGGTCGAAGCCGCCGACATCCGCACCGGCGTTTACGGCATGAAGGGCGACGACCTTGGAATCGCGCAAGAGTACCTAGGCTATTGGCTGCCGCCAATCGAGCAGGTAGAGAAGCCGCTTATCGGCGAAGAGCTCTGGCGCGAGACCGAGGTTGCGGCAGCTATGGCACCGAAAAGATTCGAGAAGGTTGCCTACGGCGTGAAGTTCTCGCCCGATGGCGCAACGGTGGCATTGGCGGTTGCTGCGCAAAGCGGCGGCGCTGTGCACGTTGAGCTTCCGTTCTGCGAATCGACCGCCCGCGGCATCGAATGGCTTGTGAGCTGGCTGACCGTCCGAGCAGGACGCGCAAGCACCGTTGTGATCGACGGCAAGAGCGCCGCTGGCTCGCTTTGCGATCGGATGGCGGCTTTGGGCGTTCCGCGCGGATACGTTATGCGCCCCACCACAGACCAGGCGGTAACCGCCGCGAACCTGATATTCGATGCGGCGCGGACAAACTCAATCACCCACATCGAATGCCCCGCGCTTGACCTTTCGGCGGCAACATCAACGCGCCGCGAGATAGGCAAGGCTGGCGGCTGGGGCTTCGGCGGCGAGAACTCGTCGCCAATAGAGGCCGCTGGCTTGGCGATGCTCGGAATCACCGTTTCGAAGAGAAACCCAAAGAGAAAGGCAAGGGTAAGCTAATTGGCCATATCCATTCCCTACGCTGTGGCATCTGCAAGCGGCTTGGCCCCAGAGCATCGGAAGATCGTGCTGGAGCTGCTGAACAACTGGCAATCGCACTACAGCGGAAACCTTGTCCGCTCCCAGTACTACGAAGCCAGGAACATGCTCAAAGATTTGGGCATCGCAGTTCCCGACACGTTGTCCGATCTGGAAGTAGCATGCGGCTGGGGTTACAAGTGCGTCGAGGTGATGCGCGACCATCTTTCATTCGATGGCTTCACCGCACCGGAGGACGTCGACACCGACGCGCTGCTGAAGCGGATATCGCGCCGAAACTTCATGGACACCCGCGTTGGCAAGGCGGTCAATTCCGCACTCAAATACTGCTTCAGCATGTGGGTCGTTACCGCCGACGATGACGGGCACGCCCGCATCACATCGTACCCGCCCACACTGTCCACTGGCATATGGGACGATGTGCACGAGTGCCTATCGTCTGGCATGTGGGTTGTTTCTTTCGCCCGCGAGAACGGGCGCGTCACAAACCGTCCCAATTGGGTTGATGTGCTTTTGCCCGATTGCCTTATCCGATTGCGCGACAACGGCGATGGTGATTTCTATGCGGAGTACATCGAGCACGGCCTTGGCGTTGTGCCCATGTTCATCATGCCGCACAACCCAGACGATGACCGCCCGTTCGGCGTTTCCCGCATCAACTCCGAGGTGCGATGGCTGATCGACTGCGCGATGCGAGCCAACGTGAACGAAGAGATCGCGGCGGCCTTCGCCGCATCGACGCAGAAGTACCTGCTCGGGACAGACGGCGATGCGTTCGAGGACACCTCGAAGTGGAGCGCCTTCATCGGCTCCATCATCGAGGTGTCGATGAACAGCGAGGGGCAGATTCCGCAATTCGGCCAGCTCACGCAGCCGAGCATGCAACCTATGACAGAGCACTTCGCCAACCTCTGCAAGCGAATGAGCGCTGCGACGGGAATCCACGTTGGGCAATTCGGCATCATGTCGGACAACCCTTCAAGCGCCGAAGCGATCTATGCCGAGAACGAGCCGTTGATCCTCAAATGCAAGAGCTTCATCAAGGAAGCGAAGGCATCGCTCACGCGGGTGGCCACCGCCGCGATAGCAACGGAGCGCGGTACCACCTACGAGGAAGCGCAGGATTCGTGCGATGTGTCTGTTCACTTCCTGAATCCTGCCATGCCGACCCTGGCGCAGCAGACCGACAGCTCCATCAAGCTCGCTTCCGTTGTCGATGGCTTTGCCGGCACCCCGACCTTCTGGCGATTGAACGGCCTGGATGATGACGAGGTTCGCAACGTCGAGTCGGAGATTCGCCGCAACGTCACCAAGGCGGCTGCCTCTGCTTTGATAAGCGGCGTGGTTGCCGCATCGGGCGGCGAGGAGCCGAGCGAGCCGATCCAGGAGCACTCCGATGATCTCGCGGAATGAGTTCAATGCTTACAACCTCGCCGTTGAGCAGATCGGGAACAAGGCCGCATCTGACGTTGAATCGTCGGTCCTGAACTGGTGCAGGCAGAACCCTGATGCTTCGGTCGCTGAGAAGCGCGAAGCGGCGAAGCTGATCATGGAAGGCTATGTGCAGGGGTATGACGATGTTGCTTCGGAATTCGCCGCCGAATGGTACGACCACCGCGCAAAGTCTGAGGGAATAAGCCTTGACCGAGCCAGCACCATGGCGGTCTACTCGCCTGAGAAATCTGATGCTGTGGCAAGGTACCAGGCGAAGAAGCTCGCGAAGGGCGGCGACGCGCCGTTCGCGAAGGCATGCGGCGAGTACGCCAAGAACGATGCCCTCCGAAGCCTCAATGAAACCATCATCGCCAACGTGGGGCGCGACAGGGACAAGGGCGCGAGGTTTGCCCGTGTTCCGACTGGCTTCGAGACATGCACGTTCTGTCTTATGCTCGCGAGTCGCGGCGCGGTCTACCACACGCGCAAGACGGCAGGCGAATGGAAGCATTTCCACCGCGGATGCGACTGTAAGGTGGTTCCGAGTTTCGAGGACGATCCCCTCACCGAGGTGGTTGAGGGTGTCGATCCGATGGATCTGTATGATCGATGGAAGCTGTTAAGGGAGATAGATGAGATCAAAGGATTGACTATCGCCGAGAAGGACGCGAGGAAGCGCGCCACGCTTGACTGGAGCGTTACCGAAGGCCCAGGTTGGTCGACGGGCGTATTCGGACGGCTCGACGTAGTAGAAGCCGATATTGACGCACCGCTTCCAACTGGTACGGCATCAGCGTCGTCCGCTACGGGAAGGTTCAAGTCTTATTCGCTCCCGTCTGGACGACGGTTTCTATTTAGAGTCGACATGGATCCAAGTAAGCAGGACATGACGCCAGAAAGGCTGCTCTCTCTTTACGAAAAGGTTCCCGATCATATCAAAGCCCGCATGCAGAAGACAATCTACGTTGTCGACTATGCGAACCCGTTTGACTCATACTGGAAAAAGCAATACCGTAAATTCCCTGGGTCATATGCAACAGGTGGAGACGAAATAACCTTCTGGGCACATACGGGACATGATGACGCCCACCTTGTAAGGACGCTGTGCCATGAGACTGGCCATATGGTCGATGCAGAGGAAGCACCGTCCGGAAAGAACTTCAGCTCAGGTAAAACGTGGGACGATGCGATTACGTCCGATTACAGACACAGCAAAAAAACCTATCCGACGAAATATGCTGCCAATTCACTAGCTGAAGACTTCGCGGAGTCGGTGGCACTATATACTGTGGATAGCGTAAATTTTAGGCGCGATTTTCCAAATCGCGCGACTATTCTCGATAGTTTTTTTGGGGGTGGGGACGGTGTCAGAGGTTCAACGAGTTGATGAGCCGACACCCAACGGCGGTGATTACTCTGAGATCATCTATATGAACGACAATTGGGATGTTGTTGATGAAGACGTTGCTACCAAGTGCGTAATCCGCGAGTGCGCTGCCGATGGTTCTCTCATTTGTGAAACGTTTGGGGTGATAGCATGAGGCGCGATCTAGACCTTGTGCGCTCCATCCTCATATACGTGGAGAACGCCGATAGCGAGGTCGACGCAAGCAGCATGGCGACTGAACGCTGGCCGATTGAGTTGGTCGCGTACCACGTGAGGCTTATGGCTCACCATGGGCTTATCGACGTATCGAATGACATCAGGGACATGAACGGAAGTACCATCGAGCTAACTGTGGCAGGCATCACATGGGATGGCCAGGACTACCTTGACTCCATTAGGGAGCCGAAGGTCTGGGAAAGGGTCAAGAAGATTCTCGCGGATACGGTTGGGTCGACCACCCTGGATGTTGTCCGGCAGACGGGCTCCATGGTCGCGCTGACCATGGTTAGGGAGGGCCTAGGCATGTAGGCAAAAACCTAAGAACAGAACAACAATACGACAAAGGCCCCATTCGGGGCCTTTCTTTTCGGATGGGTGGCAGAGCGGCTTATCGCGCCCGGTTGCTAACCGGGTGAGCCCCGCAAGGCTCCGCGGGTTCGAATCCCGCCCCATCCGCCAGTTGAGCCAAGGCACCCGCACGGGTGCCTTTTTTCATATCTAAAACCGCCCCGCATGGGGCAAGCAGACGCGCTGCACAGCGCAAAGGAGGAAATGCATGGAACAGGAAGACCAGGCACAGGGGCTTGAAGGCACCGCCGCCGATCCTGCACAGGATCAGGGAGCAGAAACCGGCACGGAAGAGAAGGACTGGAAATCGCTCTACGAGGGCGCGATCAAGGAATCCCGCAAATGGGAGAAGCGCTCAAAGGCAAGCCGCGCCGAGATCGAGAGCCTGAAGGCCGTATCGCCGAAGCAGGACCCAACGCTTGAAGAGCGGCTCGCGGCGCTCGAAGAGGAGAACAACAGCCTCAAAGCCGCCAAAGCCCGCAACGCGCTGATCGACTCCGTTGCAGCCGCCACCGGCGTAGACCGCGCGCTGGTCGCATCGCTCAACGGCGAGGACGAGGAAGCCCTTACCGCGCAGGCAGAGGCAATCGCCGCAATCGCGAAACCGCGCGGCGGCGCACCAGCCGTGCCGGAAGCCGGCGGCAAGGACAAGCCAGGCAAGCCCTCTAAGCGAGAAATCCTCGCAATCGAAGACAAGAAAGAACGTTTGGCGGCAATCGCCGCCAACATCGACCTCTTTAAATAAGAGAGAAAGGGGCGCACATGCCCGATATCAAATCCCTTGCTGAATCCCGCAACGTGGACTTGGTAAACACCTTCACCAAGTCCCTTACAAAGCTCACCATGATGCTTTCCGCCTGCGAGCCGATCAAGGCTGCGCCTAGCGAAACTTTGCACCAGAAGAAGATCACCGGCATGCTCACTACGGAGGAATACGTTGAGGGCAAAGTGATCCCCGTGTCCACCTACACGTGGGAGGACGTGAAGACCTACGAGGTCGACATCAAGCCCTACCGCAAGCAGACGACCCTGCAGGAGATCAAGAAGCGCGGCTACGATGCTGCGGTAGACAAGACCGATGGAGCAATGCTCTCCGACATTCAGAGCGACATCAAGAAGAGCTTCATCGGCGTTCTCGGTGGCGAAGGTACCACTGCCGTAACCGGCAAGAACCTCGTTGCAACCGCCGCAATCGCTTGGGCAACGCTGTCCAACACGGTTGAGGAGTACGGCTTCGGCGATGTCGAGGCTATCTTCTTCGCGAATCCCATCGACTTCGCCAAGCAGATCGGCGATTCGGAGGTCTTCTCCGCTTTCGGCGTCAGCTACATCGAGAACTGGGCTGGCCTCGGCACCCTCGTGTCCACTGGCTCTGTGACCGCAGGCACCATCTACGCCACGGTCAAGAGCAACGTCAAGTGCTACACCGCACCAGCCGAAGGCGACGACCTCTTCGGCTTCTACACCGACGAGACCGGTCTCATCGCCGTGTCCCATTCCGCGAAGCTCGAATCCATCACGCTCGACACGGTTGCATACACGGGCTTCGTGTTCTTCGCGGAGTACATCGACTTCATCGTCAAGGGCACCATCGCCCCAACCGCTTAAAGAGAAGGAGCCTACATGCACGCATCAGTGACACACCCGTATCGCGACCGCGATACCTTGGAGATCCACTACACAGGCGATTCGGTTGAGCTTGCCGCCGAGCGCTTCGCCGAGCTTGAAGCCGCTGGATTCGTGACGGCGGCAGACGAGGTGATCTGCGAAGCGGCAACAGAAGAGCAAACCGAAGCCGAGCCAGAAGAGCCGACCGATAAGGCTCCCGAAGATCAGACCGATGAAGCGGTCGGAGAGTCGAACCCCGCTGGCATGACGGTGGCCGAGCTTCACGCCGCCATCGAAGCCGCTGGCGGCTTCGCCCCGAAGAAGGCAACGAAGGCAGAGCTTGTGAAGCTGTTCGAGGCGCTGTGATGGAAGCCTTCGCAACGCTTGCCGACTACGAGGCGCGCTACGGCGCGGTAGCCGAAGGCGATTCTGCGAGGGTCGAAGCCTTGCTTGAGGACGCGAGCGGAATGCTGCTCGGTGCGTACATGGAACGCTATGCACAGGTGTACGCCAAGGGCGAGCACCCGATCTTCGATGCTGCGGCGAAGGCGGTGACGTGCGCGGTTGTGTCGCGCGCGTACAACGTCCCGCTCGGCATGGCTGGCGCAACGCAGCTCTCGCAGACAGCCGGCGCATACAACGCATCGGTCACCTTCGCGAACCCAACCGCTGAGCTGTGGCTTGGCAAGAACGACCGCAGGCGGCTTGGCCTGACGGGAACGCGCATCGGCTCGATCCCCGCCATGACCGCGAAGGACCGTGAGCGGCAATGAACCTTTTTGCAGCCGAAACAGTGACGGTAATCAGCACTGACACCGAGCTTGACGATCTGGGCGAGCCGATCAGCTCAACGCCGACGGAAACGGCGGTGCAGGCGATCGTGCAGCCTGGATCGACCGAATCATTGGACGAGACGCGCCCCGAAGGCGTGAGCGTCGAGTACACGCTTCACTTCCCGAAGACATGGACAGCCCCGCTTAGGGGCTGTTTCTGCTTGGTGCGGGGAGAGCGCTTCGCGGTGATCGGCGATCCCAAGCCGTACACCCCCGCCAACACCCCTGGCGGCTACAACCTTACCGTGGAGGTGACCAGAACAGATGGTTAAGTGCAGATGCAAGTGGCGCTTGAAGCGATACAAGGCCAGGAAGGCTGGCTATCCGGCCGTCATGGCGAACACCAACATCCAGGGCATGCTTCGCGGCAAGGCCCATGCGGTGAAGGGAGCTGCCGACTCGTCTGCTTGCCCTGGCGCTGTGTACGAAGTGAAACCCTTCAAGGGATCGCTTGGCACGGGCTACCTGGTTATAACGGACAACACCGACGCGGCGGTCGATGAGTTCCGCCACAAGACGCTGACCAAGGCGGCTGGCAGAGCCGGTGCGGGCGGCGGCAGATGATGGACGTGGAAGCGGTGGTGGCCCGCAAGCTCAAAGCCACCCTCGACCTCCCCGCATTTCTTGAGGTCCCCGCATCGCCGCCAGACCAGTACATCGTCGTCGAGCAGGTAGGCGGCGGCTCAAGCTTCGCCGATCCCGTCCTTCTGGACGTTGACTGCTGGGCTGGCAAGCCTGGTCGCCGCGATGCAGCCGCGATCGCGGCGAGAGTGCGCGAAGCGGTGCGCGACCTCGACGAAGAGCCGAACATCTTCGACCCCAAGCCTACAAATACCTATCGATCGAACGACCCTCAAACGGGTCGTTCTCGCTATACGGTGCAGGTTTCCCTGCGCCTTTGCGAATGACAAGAAGGGATTTGCCGATGGCAAAAACTGTTTCCAAAACCAACAACCAGGAGAACGTATCCTCCGGCAAGGGCGTCAAGGGCGGCTATATCTACTCTGCCCCCGTAGGCACCGCATTGCCAACCGACATCAAGACCAGCCTCGGCGATGCGTTCGAGTGCCTTGGCTTCATCTCCGAGGACGGCTACGTGGAGACGATCGACGAGGACTCCAACGACACCGTCGACATGAACGGCGACCTCATGGACTCCTCCAACTCCAACCGCGTCGAGTCCGCGCAGGTTACCTTCGCCGAGATCAAGGCAAGCACCCTGAAGCGCCAGTACGGCGAGGACAACGTGAAGGACGAGAACGGCGTAATCTCCGTCAAGCACAACTCCAACTCCCATCCGACATTCATCTACGTGCTGGAGCTGGTGCTGAAGAACAACCGCCGCTGGCGCAAGGTCGTGCCGCAGGGCCAGTCCTCCGAGCTCGACGACCTCACCATCGCATCCTCCGAGCTTTGCCAGCGCCCCTTGACCATCAAGTACCTCACCGACTCCGAGGGCAACACCTGCTACGACTACTTCGAGTCCACCGAGACCGATGCAGCCTAAATGAGCATCAAGCGCCCACCGCAACGGTGGGCGCTGTTATTTAGCGCGGTCGCCTTCCTGGGGCGCTCCCATCTGTAGGCGTGGGAACGCCCCAGGAAGGCATGCACCGTGCATGAGCCTACGAAGGCCTACTTAGAAAGAGAGAAACCACCATGGCTAACACTAAGAAGCACTCCGACAACATCAAGACAATCGATTTCCGCGGCGAGAAGTTCCGCATCGATTGCGCGGCGGTGAAGTCCGTGAAGGTGCAGCGAGCCCTTGCCGGCATGACCGAGGATGCCAACCGCGGCTATTGGGCAATCGACAAGATCCTCTGCGGCAACCTCGACGATGCGCTTGACCGCATCCCCGAAGAGGACGGCACCGTGTCCGACCTCGGCGCAAGCGAGGATGCCTTTGCGGCGTTCCTGGAGCACGTTGCCGAGGAAGCCACGGCAAAAAACTAATAGGCTTTGTGCGCGCGTGGATCGACGCCCGTGCGGAGCTGGTTGCGGACTTTAGGCAGTACTACGGAATAGACCTGCCGCTTGACGACGAGGGAATGGATGCCATCGCAGACGGCACCATGTACGGCATCCTTTGGGAGCAGCTTCCCAAGGAATCTCGCACGGCGCGCCGTGATTGCCCCGACCTGATTTGGAGCGATGCCGAGCGGCTGCTCTGGTCGATCGAGTACTCTCTGCGCATCCTCACGTGGCAGAAGTCCAAGGACGGCAGCAAGGGGCGCAACCGCCCAAGGCCGCTGCAAACGCCGATGGAGCGCCACCGCAACCGCCAGGCAGCCGATGCCGCAATCGCGCACAAGGCGGAGATCGACAAAGTGTTAGGCATGGTCTAAAGCCGAAGGGTGACCGACCATGGCCAATCAGGTAGGCGCAGCCTACGTATCAATCATGCCGTCTATGGACGGCTTTGCCGGCAAGACCGCAAGCATGTTCGGCGCGAACGGCACCGCCTGCGGCTCGAAGTTCAGCGGCGGCTTCAACCGTGGCATGGGCGGCCTGAAGACCGCAACGGCCATGTTCGGCACGTTCGGAACGAAGATGGCGGCTATTGCCGGTGCCGTTGCCGGCACCGTGCAGACGGGCATCACCGCAGCGATGGGGGCAATCAGCAGCTCAATCGGTGCGGCTGTGTCCCGCGTCGACACGATGGCGGCTTTCCCCCGCGTCCTTAGCGGATTGGGCTACCAGGCATCGGACGCAAGCGCGGCGATCCAGAAGATGAGCGATCACCTCACTGGATTGCCGACGCGCCTTGACGCCATGACGTCGAGCGTGCAGAAGATCGTGCCCACGGTGAAGGACGTCGGCAGATCGACCGACATCATGCTCGCGTTCAACGATGCGCTTCTTGCCGGCGGCGCTTCGACGCAGGTGCAGGAAGCCGCGCTGGAGCAGTTCGCGCAGACCCTTGCCAAGGGCAAGCCAGAGCTGGAGGATTGGCGAAGCATCCAGACCGCGATGCCTGGCCAGCTCGATCAGGCGGCGAAGAAGCTCCTTGGGGCTTCGGCATCGAGCCAAGACCTCTATGAGGCGATGAAGACGGGCAAGGTCTCCATCGACGACTTCACGCAGGCCTTCGTCGACCTTGACCAGCAAGGCCTTGACGGCTTCGCAAGCTTCGCCGAGCAGGCGAAGGCTGGCACCGCCGGCATCGCGACCAGCATGGCAAACCTGCAGAACTCCGTGGTCAAGTCCGTTGCGGGCGTGATCCAGGCGTTCGGCACAGACCGAATCTCCGGCGCTGCGCAGGCAATGACGGTGCAGATCAAGGCGGCTGGCGACCTTGCCGCGCAAGCGGTGTCCAACCTCATGGGCTGGGTCGATCAGCTTGGCGCGAAGCTGCAGGAGAACGAGCTGCTCAGGCATTCTCCGATGCCATGTCCACATTGGGGCAG